CCAGGCCTCGGCATGCGGCTTGTCCGGCCAGCGGGTGGTGATGCCAGCGCCGACCGCATTGCCGGTCCAGAGATCCACGATGCGGGCGGCGTAGGGATCATTGCGGACGGCGTCGCGGGCGCGCCGCGCCACCGTGGGAGCGGCAGCCCCTACCTCGGACGTGGCGCTGCTGCCCGATGCCGCCCAGGTCGAGGCGCGGCTGTCCTGCGCGGCCCCATAGCCGCGGAGCGCGTGCCAGGCATCGCGGAGACGCCCGATCACTTGCTTCCCTCGCGCGAGAAGCTGGCGAAGGTCACGCTGGGGCGGCGTGCGGCGGCGTTCTCAGCGGCGTGCAGCACCGACAGCGCGCCGCCGAGCTCATCCAGGGAGCGGTACTCCACCGTGCGGCCGTCGAAGGTCACGCGCATGGTGCCGCCGGTGAAGGCCGCGGCAAGCACAGCGCCGCGGGTGCCAGCAGGCTGGGCCAGCGCCCAGGCGAGGACGGTCGGGTCCATGATCGTCCTCCTTTCAGCGAAGCCAGCCGCTGCGCGGCGCGAGCCAGCCCCGCGGGCGCTGGGTATCGGATGCGGCTGGCGCAGGTGGTGGCGACTGAGGAGCGACATTCCCATCGGCGGGAACCTCGCTCGGCCGCAGCGGCGCATCGGCGATCTGGTCGCGCAGTTGCTGCCAGAACCGATCGCCATAGCGATCCGCGCCCAGGAGCCAGAGCGCGGCGCGCGCCAGCACGGCGCAGTCCAGGGCCTCGTTCCGCTCCCGCAGCTTGGCCCATTCCTGCCGGGCAAAGCCACGCCGGTCCTTCGTGGTGCGCAGCTGCTCCGCGACCAGCTGCTTGACCCATTCGACGTCGATCGCGCGCGGCAGATGCACCCAGCCGGGCGGCAGCTCCTCCGCGTCGCCGCGGCCAAGCCAGAGCCGGCGATACAGATCGGCCTTCCAGGTCGAGACCGAGACCGTCCAGAGCTTAAGGCCAC